GCCCATCCTTGCAACCCGCCCTGGAGCAGAGCCGGGTCGTCGTCGGACCCTCGCCGGCCTTACTGCTGCGCTGGACAAGAGCTCCCGTCGAGGTCTTCGGCTGGTAGTCGAAGTCGCTCAGCGTCCGCATCAGCAGAATCAACGACTCGAACTCGGCGAAGATCACGCGACCTCTCGCAAACGAGCCCGTTTTCGCTCCCTGGCCAACTCCCTCATCAGCTTGCGCTTGAATTTCTCCGAAGGTGATCTGAAACCGCGCTTTTGACCACAGGAGCTGCACTGCCAGATAGGCCCGGTTGCCGAGATCCAGTGCCGGCCACACTCGGTGCAGGTCCAGCCGTGACAGGTTGCCGCTGGGGAGTAGCCGCGGACGTCGAGGCGATGGCTCTTTGGGGAAGCGGGCTGAGAGGAGACGATATTCATCTGGGCTTCTAGCCGAGGGCGGCGGGAGCGGATAGTCACTTAGCGTTCCCCTCGTTCATCTGCTCCAGAGCGCGGCGAAGCCAATCGACCGCTTCGATGAGCAAGGGAATCGCAGCTACTCCCTGGCCGAGTCCGTAGGTCTTGTCGAGTGCCTTCCGAGCCGCGGCGACGCACTCTCTTGGGGGAACCCGATTCCGCGCAGCTTCGGAAGGAAGCCAGGGCATCACGCTGCTCGAACTCCGTGGACGTTCTCGAGGTGTTCGGTGATGGTGGTAGTACCAGGCGGTTTCAGTCCGCACCGAGGGCACTGGTCTCCGGACTGCGGCTTGTCGTCGGGTAGCGCAGCTAGGCCACGCTGCAGATCCGCCAGCCGAGTTTTGATGCCGGTTAGGTCCTTCTGCAGTTCCTTAGCGATGTTCTCCAAATCTGAGCGCGAATACGCCATCAGTGTGACCGCAGTTCTGGAGCTACAAACGGTGTGCTGTCCGCGACGTAGCTAGCTTCGGCTTGAACAGCAAACCGCTCTTCATTCTCAGAAGAACTTGAACCCGAACCCAGACTACGAGTACGAACACGATCCCGAGGGGGTGCCGGTTTTGGTGACGGTTCTTGTGACGCTTTTGGTGACGCTTGTCGTGCCCTCCATCGGCGCGTTCGCTCAGCGCTTGTCGCGTCCTTTGGCACGTACTCTGACCAGTCGTGTACCTCGTGGCATCCATTGACGCGATCCAGTAGTCCAAGCTCAGCGAAGCGTTGGATCCGCTTCGGTGTGAGGCCGGCGATCTCGCGACGTGTCTTGGCGTCGACGGTTGGATCCTCGATCTCCGCGCAGTGACAGAGCAAGCGCACCCAGGTTCGGAACTCGGCATCACTCAGCTCTACGATCTTGCGATTGCGCGGGAAGCGATCCTCGAGGCGGACCCAGCTCAATCGGGCTCCCCGGCTGAATCGGGGGTGTGGAGGGCGGCGAGGGCTTCACGCAATCTGCAAGAGAGGCAGTCTCCGGCGACGATTAGGTGCCGCTTTGAATGACCACCGTGGGCGTCGTCGTTGTTTTCAATCGCTTGCGCCGCCTCCACCACCGCGAGCAGCGCCCGCAGATCCATGTTGTCAATGAGCGTGTGCGTACCGGATCGAGATAGGACGGTCAACTGCTCCACCACGCTCCCTGCTTCGGGGCTACCCACGGGCCGAGAAGAACCTGTCCACGAGTCGCTGAAGCCAAGGCCAGTGACGCGGTGCCTTCATCGGAGTGGCTTCGACCCAGCCGCGTTCAGGGTCGAACTTTTGATTGCGCGCGAGCTGTGCTTTTGCCGCTTCGCTGTTCCCAGCGCGAATATCGGCACGCAGTAACGCGCGCTCAAAGTTAGGGTCACGTTCCATCGTCCTCCTCTGCTCGTTCGCTGTTGGCCCACAACTCGGCATAGACAAGATCCGCGCTCCCGCCGCCCTCGCAGCGTCTCAACGCGCTCAGTAGAAGCTCACCGCTGATCGCGTGCCAGCCGAGATCCGGGGCGGCTTCGGGGCTACCCACGGGCCTGCACCCTCTCTTGACGAGCCACGCCCTGCTGGAAGCCGTCTTGGACTCCTCGCACGTACGCCTTCCGAACAGCCTCCTCGTACGCAGCCACGAACGGCATTCGGAACGCCCTCAGGTCGCGGTCAACTTCGCGATCCAGCATCGAGAACAGGTCGGTGGTGCGTTCGTCCATGACAACGCTGTAGATCGTCGGGCCTGCACCACTCACGCCTCCTCCTCCCGCCCCCGGACTTCGCGCTTCCAGCACGTCCACCAGCCCGCGATAAACCCTTCGTATTCGCGGCTCGTGCCATCGGCCCAGCCGAGTTCCTCCGCCGCCTCTGATGCTCGCAGTTGAAGCTCTGCTCCATGCGCCGTGTCTTCCCGCCCCTCAGCGCCCAGGGCAAACCGCTGACATTCCACATGATGATGGGTGGCTCTTTCGTCGGAGTCACAACAGGTTCGAGGTCGCCGGTTCGGGCGGTCTGCTTCGGGGCTAGTCGGCATCGGCCACCCGACTCAGTTTCTTGGCGTGCCGCCGGATCATCACTTCGATCTCGTCCTGGGCCTTCACGAGCCGCAGTTCGCGGTTGTGGAGACGCCTCTGCTTGTTGACCAGCAACTGAATCCAGAGGCTTCTAAGGCTCACGCCTCCTCCTCGCTCTGCTCGGGTAGGGCTCCCTCTTGTGGGTGGAGGGCTGCGCGCCGAGCCGCTCGAGCAGCTCGTTTGCGTGCCCTGTAACGCTGGTTCGACTTCTCCTGACACGGGCGGCAGATGCGATCTCCCTGCGCCTTACGACGTTCAAGCGGATGCCCGCAGTTACGGCAGTGGGTCTTGCGCCGGTTGTGCAGATCACCCCGAGTCGTGTTCTCCGCGTTCGTCACGGGCTCCATGTGCTCGGGGTTGACGCAGTTCTTGACCCGGCAAAGGTGGTCGATCTGCAAGCCGTCTGGAATCGGACCGACCAGGGACTCGTAGGCGAAACGGTGCGCGTAGACCATGCGACCCTCGTTCCAAAAGGTGCCGTAGCCCTTGCCGGTCGTCGCGCCGACCCAGAGCCAGCAGGATTCGGTCTTCTCTACCTTCGGCCAGAAGCGATCAGTCGCCAGCACGAAGTTCCTCAAGCTCGCGTTGCAGTCGATCCCTCTCGGCCTTCGCTTCCTTGAGCGCGTTCGTCCAGTTGCGGCTTGACCAGTTGAGCGAATCGAACTGCCGCTGAATCTCGTCCCTCTCGGCCTCGACCTGTTCGAGTTGGCGGGCAAGCTTGTCGCGCTGTTCGCAAGCCAGCACGTAGGCGCTCGCAAGAGCATCCGGCGTATCGAAGAACGCGATGGCCTCCTCGACAACCTGCGAGCGGTCAGCGCCCATCAGCGAGCCTTCCAGAGACAGAACGCGACGAACACGAGCACGACTAGGGCGATGATGCCGTCAACCAGCAGCACGAGATTCTCCTCAGCCATCGCTCGGCTCCTCGGTGGGCCACTGAACGGCTCGACGGCCATCGTGAGCAATGTGCGGCCCGTCGTGACCACGGCGCAGTTCGCAGTGGAAGGCTCGGCCATGCGGCGCGCGGTTCCAGACGAACGTACTGGCCGGGCACGGCTTCCGGAACCATCTACGCATCGCTCGGCTCCTCGGGCTGGGCGGGTTCACGCTCGGCGCGCCAAAGCGCGAGCAGGCCCTTCGCCGCTTTTGCCATCGTCTCTAGCTCGTAGGCGGGATCAGTCCACTGCTTCGGATCTTCGATGGCAGCGGCGATGAACTCCTCCAGGTCGGAGGGCTCGAAGCCGATTTCATCGCAGAGCAGATGTGTTTCTTGTCCTGTCAGCGGCACTTCACACGCTCCTTTGGGTTCGCCATTCCTCGAACGCTTCGCTTAGACCGCGAGCGGAAATGAAGTCGTAGGCCACCTCGCGCTCCTCAGCGGGATCTACTAACGCCTCTCCCTGCTGGGCGGGTTCCGTGGCGGGGAGGGCGGCGTCGAGCAGCGCGTCGAGGTTGCGGTGAGAGTTCTCTCGCGACTGCTGATCTTCGCCGGGATGCGTCTCAAGGCCGAGCGACCAGCGCAGTAAGTGATGCCGAGTCGCCTCCTCGTCCCTCTCCCCCTTGACCTGTTCGAGTTGGCGGCGCAGTTGAGCGATTAGCTCCTGGTCTTCCTGAAACCGGGTCTTGCTCATGCCACGCTCCTCGCACTCTTGATTGGCCCATGCCTCCTCGACAACCTGGGGGCGGTTAGTCATCGCTCGGCTCCTCGGGCTGGGCGGTCTGTAGCGAGATCGTCACCGTCAGGACGACGTTCGGATCGTGCTTGACGTGCGCCATGTAGACCTGGCAGAGACGCGCCGATGCTTCCTTCCACGCACCGAGAATGCCCCGCCGCTTGCGGCAGTCCACTGAGATCACCTGCGATTCGAGATTCACTCGCTCGGCTCCTCGGTGGGGTAGGCGACGAGAAGATTGAGCCACGCGAGAACATCGGTCGCAGTCAGCAGCATCAGAGAACGGTTCGGCTCGGGTACTTCCTCCCACGACACGGCGCTCTCGTCACGCGTCTTGTAGCCCACAGTGCCGGCGTTGCGCTCGTAGCTGTGGTGGAAGAAGCGTGCAAGTTCTTCCGCACTCGGAAGCGCCCGCTCCTGCGCGGCTTGGAGAGCGTCTTCAAGCCGGGAGATCTCGTCCATAGCATCCTGGATCACGTCGCTCGCGTCCTTCCGATTCTCGTAGAACAGTGACGCGGATACGGCGTCCAGGTCTTTCGTCAGCGCATTGGGTCTCAACTCAATCCCTTCGTCGGTGACGTGCTCGGGGCCGTGGGTGCCGTCGGGGTTCACCAGATCCTCTGATCTCGCCGCTTGCCAGTTCCACCGCAGGCGTGGCAGTTATGCAGTGTCTCGGGGCATGTCAACAGCGGGTCAGCCCCGTCGTCACAAGTTCCTTCGCCACCGCAGTGAGTGCATTCGAGCTCGTAGCCGAAGTCGTCCACGTACAGGTCGTCCTCCTGGGTGCCGTCGGGGTTGCGCTCGGTCACGCTGCTGCCTTGGCCTCAGTGGCTCGTGCGATCGACAAGAGCTCATCCCGGAAGGCCGGCGGGGTCTTGTCGAGCAGGGCGGCACTCAGCCGAGGGCGATCCTTATTAGGCGCGCCTTTGTAGAGATAGCTGCCCCATTTAAACTCGCCACCTTCCGAGTCGATGCGTCGGCCCCAGCGCAGCTTTGGGAGAACCTCGACGCCGGAGGCGTAGAGCCATGTCGCCTTCCGCATCGGCAAGCCATAGCGCCCCTGCTCGACGTAGCAGGACGCATCACCATCGAGCAAGCTCACCGTCCAGCCAACTGTTGAGCGGGGCTTGACGAGATCGAAGGCGTCCCAAGCGAGCGAGTCAGCAGGATGCTCGAGGACGCCGCCCCACATCCTGACTGCTCGCAGCGCTGCCTCGAAGCAGCCACCGTCATCGCCGACGCGGTAGCCGTGCAGTTGCTCAACTTGCTTGGCGAACCGACACCAGCGCTGACAGGGCGGATGCGCCACCACAGGCCACGGGCCGTCGTAGAGACGTGCGTCCCGTTCCTCGTCCCAGGGGTCGACGTCATCGAGCCCGTAGTAGATGCCGTTCGTCTCTACGTAGAGGGCGGCGATCACAGCCCGCACAATCCCCGTGTGCCCCAGGGCGAGAAGCCTCGAGCCCCGTAGCCGTGGTATCCGTGGTAGGCCCGGTACGCCGCCACCATCTGCGCCCATACCTCCCAGTGGCCGGCCGAACCCCATAGGCCCATGTATTCGCGGCCGTAGGTCGACTGGAAGCCGTCATCGAACTGCAAGCCTCCGTGGTACCCGTTCCCAGTTTCGCTCGTCCATGCACCTTCGTGCGAGTGCAGGCACATGAACGGGTGGTACACCCCGGCCAGGTGGAGGCCGCGCCAGACACGCCGTTGGGCGCGCTTTGCCACTTCAGCACGAGAGCCACGAGTACCTGGCCGGGGATTTCGCTCGAGCCAGACCAACACGGCCGAGCCACGTTCGGTCATACGAATCGGTGAGCGTGCAGCGTCAGCTCGGGCTATCCAGAGAGCCCAGCCGATAGTCATCACGAGGGCGAGCGTCAACAACTTCAGGATTCCGTTCCTGTCGCCGCTTGCAGGTCGACGTGCTGTAGTGCTTCGTTACCCCACGTATCCCAGCCCAGCCGTTGGCGGCGGGCGAACATCTCGAGGCGGGGTGCGGGGGAAATCGCCTCGGCGAGATCCATAAAGGCGTCCGGCTTCTGCGAGTGGTAGCCCCGGCCCTGGCGCGGCCAGTTGAACCACACTGAGTCCACGCGGGAGAGGTTCTTGAGCGAGCCGCGACGAGCCGTGAGGACGTATTCGCAGGTAGGCGCGAACGCACCGCCCAGGTTGATCCCCATCGGAGTCTTCGCCCAGACGAGCGTCTGCCCGTACCGGAAGCCCCAGGCGTCGAGCACGTCGAACGCAGTCCGCAGATACTTGTTCGTCGTCCAGAGGTAGAGATGACAACCGCCTCTCTCGGCCATCTCGCCGACCGGCAACGCCTTGATCTCGTCCAGCGTCATCGCCGGATACGGGAGCGGCTTGCGCGTCTTGAGTTGCACCTCGACGCCGTCGCGTACCGCCATGCGCTCTCCGTCACCACCAGGCAGCCGGCCCCATCCCTCGGGGTAGGGCCACGGCGGATCAGCAACGATCGTCCGGTACCTCACTGCTCCCCAGCCTCCGGGTGGTGCTCGGCAAGGGGCTCTACAGCCGCCAGCGCGCCGTCTCGATAGCCCTGCCAGTAGGTGTAGCCCTCACCGGTAGCGGTCTTCATGTTTCTCTCGGCTAGACCGTGAAGGTCAAAACCGCGCCTGCCGATTTCCCGCTCCCGTTCCTCCGCAGCCTCGGCGCGGGCGAGTAGGGCGAGGATGACCGTGGCCGCGAGCTTATCGGCGTCTTGGTCGCACCATGCGATCTCGCCGTTCGATGCGAGCACGTCATACGCGATCTGCTTCGCCTCCTCGAAGTCCACGCCCTGGCGGGGTTCGGTCATGGGGTCGGTCACTTCTCCACCTGGGCCTTGCAGATAGCGCAACACGGAACCCGCTTGCCGAGCACCTCTCTGATCCGTTGCCTCGGCAGCGCGCAGACAACGCAGTTGCCCTTCTTCGCCATCACTTGATCCGGTAGCAAACGACGTGTCGAGGAATGAAGTGGATGGTCTTGGCGTCGGCATCACCCGGAGGCACGGAGCGGGTGTCGTCGCCGGCCATCGGCTCGAAGCTCTCGAAGTCGGGCAGCTCCGGCACCGTGACCTCGGAGCCGTCCGAGAGCGTCAGCAGGTAGTAGGTGTATTCGCTCATGCGGGGTCTCCTTTGGTGGCCTCGGCTGTGGCCGAGTCCTGTGTCTCGGACTCCGGAAGTCTGGGGAGCGTCCAACCGCCGCAGCGAAGCTCGCGGGCTACAAGCCATTCGAGCGTCCGCATCCGGGCCGAGTGGTCGAGCGGGGCCATCGCGCGGTCGAAAGCGCGGATGGACTTGATCTCGGGATCAAGTGCTGTGGTCATCCCGTACTCCTTTCGTAGAGCTTGTCGGCCTCGATCCGCTTGACGAACTCCCGGCAGCGCTCAGGAATCAGTGCGTCGGGAACCCGCAGTGCGTAAGAGTCATGGAGCTGGTGATGGGCCCTGCAAAGCGTGAAAGCGCTGGCTGGCGAATAGACCACGTCTGCGCCGTAGCCCCGCTTTCGGAGCGTGTGCTTGCGAAGAATGTGGGCAGCTTCCAGGGGGCCATCACAGCCGGCGTTCCGGCGTTCCGGTGGACGCGCCGGGATGACCGTCTTTCCTGTCGACGGGTCTTCCATTGCCGGCGAGGAGAAAGGTGTGCCGCGGCTCATCACGCACTGATGACCATCTGCATCGAGCACGGCCAGCTTGAAGGTCAGCCGTTGCTCGGGTGTGCCGAGGGCGCGGCGCCAGGGCTTGCGACGAAGCGGAGTCCTACGCATCGACCCAACTCCTGCCCGCCCGGATGTGCGAGATGTTTGACGGATCTACGCCAAGTAGTTCGGCCAGCTGGGAGTTGCCGAGAGGCGATCGCCTGACGAAGGCGACCTCGGCCTGCGAAAGCTTCGTGGCCCGACTCCGGCGCTTGTTCTCAGTTGGAGTGACTGGCTCAAGATGATCCGGGTTGACGCAGCTCGGATTTCTACAGAGATGATCGAACTCGAGACCTTCGGGTGTCGGACCATGCCTCAGCTCATAGAAGTAGCGATGAGCCGCCTGGGTTCGACCACCGCGCGTGATACGTCCATAGCCGGCGCGGTCCCGCTTGAGCTTCCAAATCCAACATCCGTTTGCGTCTACCTCGTAGCCAGTTGCGGGGGCAGGAGACTTTCTGTGGTTGTGCCCCTTGAGATATGGGACAGGCTCACCCGTTATGTATTCGCGAGTCGAATCATTGCGCGCAGCAATCGTCGTAGGACTTCCGCAACCGCACTGACAGAGACCGCGCTTCACGCTGCGGCCCTCGGCTCGGGTTCGTTACCTGCCCCCGCCACCTCACTGCTGAGGCTCGCCAAAGTCCCGAGGGCCGCAGCTACTTGTTCACGCGCGCGCGCGAAACTGTGTTGCCAAATCTGAGTACCGTGGCAAACACCAGTTCGATTCTGGTCGGCGCCTTGAATCCCAAGGACTCCCTGCAAATCGGCCACTATTGGAAATCCTTGGCTCCGGTGTGTTTCCGTAGCCACTGGAAGCGCGGGCGTTCCACTATGTAGCCACCCGGAATGCCAATGAGCCAATCGTTTCTGCGAAGTGTTGGCGGTGGCACGTAGCGCCATTCCGGGAACTCGCCTTCCACGCGGCCCCGCGCGACGATTCTGGTCGTCAGGATCTTGCGAACCGACCTCACAGCTGCCCCTCAATCAGCGCCAGATCAGCAACCAGGTCGCGCGTGTCTAGATGCCCGTAGAGGTCGTAGGTGATCGCCAAAGACGAGTGGCCCATCGCCGTCGAGAGGGTCGTAATTCGTCCACCCCGGCGCAGCCAGCGAGTAGCGAAGGTGTGGCGCGTCGTGTGCGGGTTGCGGTAGCGGACGCCCGATGCCTTGATGCAGCGCCTCCACCACGTATCGAAGGAGGTGTCGTTGGCCGGCTTCTCACGCGCGATCTTTGAGCCACCTCCGGGACGTGTGTACCAGAGGAAGTCGCTCGGCCTCAGACCGTCGAGGACGGCGAGCTCGTTCACCCGTTGAGAGACGGCGAGCGTGGCCGGGATGACGCGATCCTTGCCGCCCTTGCCTTTCAAGACCACGACCTCACCTGGTGCGGGATTGGCCCGAAGGTGCAACAAGCGGAAGTTGCGCGCCTCGGCCTTGCGTAGCCCAGAGTCGAAGAGCAGCTGCATCAGCGCTCCATCGCGGATCGGCAGATCCTCGAGAATGGAGATCTCCTCGTCCGTGAAGACGTCGATCACCTTCTGCTTGGCCTGCGCCATCTCCGGAAGCACGTCGGTCGGGTTGACCGTGACGCGACGGGTCCTGAGCGCCCACTTGTAGAACGACTTCCAGGCAGCGCAGCGATAACGTCGTTCCCCGTCCTTGAAAGCAGCGGCGACGTGCAGCATCTCTGAGTCACCGAACTCCTCGAGCCCGTGGTTCGGGAACATCAGACAACCCCGTGCGAGGTCCCGCTCATATTGCTCGAGCGTTCGCGCCGCAGCCCCACCCATCTTCTTCCAGGCCAGGAAGTCGACCACGTCGCGTCCCAGCCTGGTGGACTGGTACGTCTTGTCTAGCAGGGGGTCGTACTCTACGCGCAGCGCGCTCATCGTTTCAGCGCCTCCCGATCAGACTCGCGCTGGGTGATGTTGCGGCTGCATCGAGCGGTGTCGCGGCAAACGTACGCAGACGAGTCGCGCCTTCCAACAGCCACGTAGCGCTCCATCTTCTTCGGTGCGTAGTGATAGCCGCAACGGATGCACTTGTAGAGACGAGCGCTCACCGCGCGACCACCGCCACGACCACGACTACACAGAGGATCCAGTAAGCGAGGCTCACGCCGGCACTTCCTCGGGCACGTCGATCTCAGCAGCTGCGGTTCGCAATCCCTCCGAGACCCCTTCCAGCCACGCTGTTTCGGTGGTGTCTGCGGAGTCGAGGGCGCTCATGCCGTATTCGTCTGCGAGCTTCTGAAGTCTCTCAGCAGTGACGCGGCGGTATTCCCGTACCGAGTTCGCCTCGAAGCGCTGGAGCGCGGTCGCGGTGCTGAAGTAGTCGTGACTCACGCGGGATCCTCGCGCTTCATCACGAGATCCCAGCCCTCGTCGTAGTCGTGCTTCTCGAAGCGAAACCGGCATGGCGGCGACCAGCCATCCCCTTGGGGCACCGCCCAATGCGAATCATCACTGAGGAACAGATCCGATACTTCAAACGTGATCGAGCGCGGATGCGTACTACCGACGCTCGTGGCGAGCTTCTCACTCACTTGGACTCCCACGGGTCATAGACCGACAGCCTCGGAGCCTTCTTGTCGTGGACCGGGCAGGGCTTCGGGTTAGGGCAGGGGATGAAGCGGTCGGAGACGTAGCCGCAGAGATCACGCCGGATCGGTTGGCGCCAGTCCTGGTTGCTTGTCCAGGGCACGAGCATCTAGAAGGGCGGCTCTCCGAGGTATTCGCCCCGCCGCGCCAGCTGCACGTAAACGTGACTCTCCATCGCGTCGTAGACCGAGCGCACGAAGTCCTGGGTGATCTCCACCCCTGGGTTCCGATGAACGAGGAAGGCGTTGGTCAGTTGCGCGGCGACGTGGGCGGCGGTGCTTGCCCCGATGCGCCGGGCTTCGATGGCCGGCTTCTGGCCGGTGACGTACTCCCCGGTTCCGAGGGCCGGCGTGTCGCCGTTGGCCGAAGCCTCTTTGACGCCGAGCAGTTTTCGCCCCTTGTCGGTCTGCTCGTACTCCACCTCGGCGCGCTTACCGGCGAACGGCAGGGCGGCATCGAAGACGGACTTCGAGAAGGTGGCAAACCGCTCCCCGTTGCCGTCGACCAGGTCGTAGCGCGTCCACTGGCCCTTTGCGCTGGTTCCTGTCGCGCCCTGCTTGACCTCGGCTACCTGCACGACGGCGGTCTCAGCCATTGACGACCCAGTTCCAGACCAGGATCAGCGCGGCAAAGACCCACACCGAGAAGCAGAGCAGGGCGAAGTCGATCAGGAAGCGCTTCACGCCTTCCCCTTCCGCTTCGCCGAGACCACAACCGCAGTGATCGCAGCCGCGTGCTTGAAGACGTCGATGGTCGAGAAGGGAGAGCAGGCGGCGAGGATGCGGGTGGAGGAACTGGTCACGACTTGGCCTCGTACTGGGGGAAACGGCCATCGTCGAACGCAGCAACGAAACGCCCTACCGAACGAGGAACAGGCTCAGTACTGATGTCGTGCTCTTCCTTGTACTCAAACTCTTCGTGTCCGACCCAGAACCCGACCGCTTTACCGCAGGGGCATGAGTAGCCGTCACCTCGCCTCCCCTTCGGCAATCTCGTCAGCGACTTCTTCCCTTGCTCCGCACGCTTGCGGTTACACCACGCCAACGTCTGGGCCACGTACTGAGGCTCGGCCTTTACGACCATGCTGGACTCCGCGGATAGGTGAACAGCGGTTCCTGCTCGCTTTCCTCTTCAGCGCCGCCCCGCCCGACGTGTGCGTGGTCGTGCTTGCCGTCGTGTGTGTCCTCATCGATGGGGAGAGGGACTACGTCGGATAGAGGCGGCGCTGAAGAGGAAGCTACGAGCTTGTAAGTCCAGACCGAGCGGCCGGCGACCTTGCCGCCGAACGAGCACTCGATGTTGTGACCGCGTCGGCGCAGATCCGAGGCACGGCTATGAGGGGTGATGCCGCAGCCGCGCTGGCGGACGCTCGCGTAGATGATGTCCATGGTCGACCAGGACTTGCCGTCGCTGAGGACCTCGAGCATGAAGTCGCTGTCGTTCACACGATCACCCGCACCGCTTCATAGAGGCCCAGGCAACCCCAGACGACTACGTTGAGCCAGAGCAGGAGAATCACCAGAAGCGTCATCCAGATCGAGAGCGAGTAGTTCGCGGTCTCGCCGTCAGCAGTTTTGCGCGTGACGTAGATGGGCGCTGATGTTCGGAGGCTCACGCGACCTTCCCGTTCAGGCTCGCCGGGTCGACCTTGTAGAGCGCGGCCAACTGCTCGAGCCAGGCGTCGCGGTTCTCGTCACGCCGCGAGGGGATTCCGTTCTTCTCCCAACGGTGCAGCGTGCGCCAGCTCATCGGCGGATTCAGGCGTGCGGAAACCTCCTCGAGCCGAAGCCCGAGGCGGTCACGATGCTGGCGTAGCGAGAGTTCTTTGACGGCCACGTGTCTGACATTAGCAACACTCACGTGTCAGATCAAGGTGTCAGACGATATCCCTTGCGATAAATGTCAGACAGGTGTACCATCGGCGCACTGTGGCTCGCGAAGGCGATTACGTTGTGGTTGGTTCAGAGAAGATGCGCCAGGCCCGGAAGCGCCTTGGCAACATGAGCTACGAAGAAGTCGCCGTCAGGATGCGGCGCAACGGCTACAAGCTCTCGGGCCAGACCTACGGGCGCTGGGAGAAGGCCGGTCAGGCTAAGCGAGAAGGACTCTCAGCGCTCGCCGCCGTGCTCGGCCTCGACGTCGGTCAGATCCTCGCCGACCAGCCTAGTCGAGTCCCGTGGCAACGAGTTGAAGACGTGCTGCTCGAGATTCAGGAGACTCAGAAAGTCCTAGTGAGTCTTCTAGCCGAGCAACGGTCTGTCGTAGGCGAGCTAACACAGATCGCTGTTCAACTAGACCGCGTTGGAGCTGCAATCGCTCGACGCGAAGCTGCCAGCTCGTAAGTTCGAGCGCAGCCAGGATCTCCCCTGGGTCGTTCACATCGGTGTCCGCCACTACCGCCGCCTTTCCCCTCGCCGTCGTTGACTTAGGGACGCCAGGCTCTCCTGTAGTAGATGATCCTAGACAGCGAGACACGCGTTCTCCTAATTGGAAACGCGCAGAAGTTCCCGCTCTTTGCGAGATTGTCCCTCGCAACGCGAGGCTAGTGCGAGGCTGCGGCGATGACCAGCGTGCCGGCGAAGGGCAGCGCAGCCACAACGGCGAGTGCCAAGAGAGCGTAGAGACGCATCACGTCACCTCCTTCACTTGTTTGAGTCGGCGCGACCGGCGAGAGCACCGATCAGCGCGACGAAACCGATCCCCATCAGCCGCTCATCGACTGGCTTGCCCACGATCACGATGATCGTGTAGCTGGCGATCACGATCAGCAGCGCGAGGAAGAGCAGGAAGGCGTGGTCTTCAAAGAGCTTCATGGGTTCACCTCGTGAGGATGGTGATGGTGACGGCGACGATGGTTAGGATGGTGGCGATGCCGCCGACCGTGGAGAGCAACATGCCGGCGGTGATCGCTCGCGTACCGCGCTGAGCGTTGACGTACTCGGTCAGCGGTTTGAGCCCCTCCTCGATCCTCTGGGTCAGGAAGGCGAGGTCGTCCTTGGTCGCGTAGAGCAGCCGCTCGCGGTTGATCTGCTCGCGGAGCTCGTTGCCCTTCTCGTCGCGGTACTTCTGGTTCTCGGCAACGAGAATGCGTGCGGCCTCGTCGGCCTTCTCCTTGATCGCCAGCGCCTTCTCGCGCTCGATCCCGACCTCGGCGTAGCGGCGGTCACGCTCCTCTTGGAAGCGGTGGTCGGCTACTCGCAGCTCGGCGGTGCGCCGGTCGAGTGCCTCGACCACTACGGCGACAAAGCCGCGGAGGTCTACATCGGTCCCGGTCGAAGAACCTGCCGCTGGGTCAGTAGTACGAGAAGCGCCGCCCCCTTCTTCCTGCTTGCTCATCTGTCGCTCCTTGTAAAATCAGAGTCGTGCCCAAGGGCGTCTACGAACGAAAGCCGATGCCCGAAGAGACGCGGGCGAAGATCAGCGCAGCGCTGACCGGGATCACAAGGTCTCCGGAAACACGCGCGAAGATGAGCGCGGCCAAGATGGGTCACGCGCCGAGCATCACTCAATGGAAGGGCGAGAACATTCGCTACGGAGCCGCGCACTACAGAGCCGACCAGGTTCTCCCGCTTGAGTGTGCCCATACCGACGCGTCGTGCAAAGGGAAGCTCGACATCGCTCTTCGGCATGACGCCCCTACCGATCTTCTCCGCTACGACGACCTTGCAGGACTTGTGTTCTTCGTCGGGGATTCGACGCAGGGCTACATGCGTCTGTGCCGCTCGCATCATCGGCGCTACGACGCCTAGCCGACTCACCCCGTCTCGACCCAATGCCATTCGACATTCCGAACGCCTTTCTTGACGAGGTCGCCCTGCTTGAGCGCCCAGACCCGAGCGGACTTGACCTTCTCGGCCGGCCCTTCGTGGCCGTCGTAGAACGTCTTGGTCACCATCCAGTAGCCGCTGGTCTTGGGTTTCGGCGCGGGCTTCGGCTTGGGTGGCTTCAGCGCGTCGGCGACGTCAAGCCGGAAGGATGGAAGCGACACGTAGAGCGAGCCCGGGCAGGACGTGGCGAAGAAGTCGCGATGGCCGAAGATGTGAGTGGCGGGGATCGAGCACTGCTTGCAGATCCAGGCGAATAACCAAACACTCGCGTCGTGCTGGATCGGCGTCAGCGGTTCCGGGTCAACCTGTTCGTGCTCGATCCCAGGCTGTTCGTTCTGGCCGGGGCAGTGAGCAGAGACGACCATCTTCCCAGCCTTGATCGCAGCCAAGGAACCGTGACGCCCCTCGAAGATGTAGCCGTTGCGAGTGACGAGGAAGTTGTGCCCGGAGTCCGACCAGCCATTGTGACCCATGTGGTAGTTCTGGACCGAGCGTGCGTAGGCGACGGCTTCCTCGTAGCTCTCTCCGTTTGCAAACCCGAGCGCGTGGCCGGCGGTGTGGTGGTAGATCGCGCGTGAGGGCTTCCCGGCTCCTTGGATTGCGTGCTTAGGTGGCCTGGCTCCCCACTCTGCGCAGGGGATGACTCGGAACGGCTTGGGGTTCATCGCCGGCTGAAGATGAACAGGATCAAGGCGATGAGCGCCAAGACCAGGACGATGGTGATGAGCGTGTTGTGACTCACGGTGCCTCCTTAGGTCAGCCGCCGACGAGCGCGGCGTATCTCGCGAGGACGGTCTCGAACTTCTGGCGCTGGTCGTCGATCGCGATCTCAATGGTTTTCTCGTCATGGTTGTAGGTCGCACCGGCGATGCGCCCGTCACGACCTTGGGCTCCGGTGTCCGGGTCGATCCGGTTCGTGAGCCGGATCTTCTCGCCGGCGTAGATCAGGAACTCATGCGGCGGGATCGTCGAGCCGTTCAGCGTGCGCCGCGCTCCGTTGCCGATCACCTTCAGCGTCCCTGCGAACGGTGCGCTGCGGTGCTCGGTCAACCAGAGGTCGGCAATTCGGTCGGCCACCGCTTGCGTCACCGCTGAGCTGACCTCAAGCCGGGCTGCGCGGTGGAAGCTGCGGCGGTCGACCAGCGTCCCGATCTGCGTGCGCCTCGAGACCAGCCGCGCACCGTCGGGACCCGTCGCGTCGACGACCGCCGTGTCGTAGATCGGCTCGCCCGAGATCGTCGCGTCGCTGAACTCGGAGCCCGACCAGTCGCCCACCTCTGCGATCGGGGCGGTCGGCTTCGGATCGTAGACCGCGCTTCGCAGGTCAGCGCCGCCGATCTTGAGGCGATAGTTCTCGAGCGTGTTCACCGCCTCCATGACCGCGCGCGGGGTGATGTAGCCGCCGGTGAGGTACTCGGGCAGTGAGAACGTGCCGGCTGCGATCGAATGGCCGGTCGCGTTGAGGAGCGGAGCCTTCGCTGCGAGCACGTCGCGGATCACCGTGTCGGCCTTCAGGATCGAGGCGTTGCCGGACTCGTAGGCGGTATCGCGAAAGACCTGGAGCGTCTTGATCTTCAGATAGACATCGGCGCCGAGCGTCGCGCCACCGGCGACGTTGAGAAAGATGTGAACGTAACGGCGAGCTGTGCCGAAGGTTCCGCTTGTCGTTCCCGAGGCCCCGCTGTTCATCGCGAAGGAGAAGCCAGCGCTGAAGGTCGCGTTGCCCGAGTCCTCAGCGTCGGTCGCCCGGCAGAGGCAGGTGGCTCCGGCAGCGTTGTTGCTCGACTCCCAGGTCATCACGACACGCTTAGCGGTCGAGTCCGGGCCGAGGTCTAACGTGATGCCGACGTTGCCGCCGGCCGGGACTACAGCACCGTTCGGCCAGCCGATCGTTGCCACTCCGTTGTCGATCGCGACGGCCCCGCCGACATGAAAGGTGGCGAGATTCTCGGTCAGGAACGAGCGCGCATCACGGTAGTCGCTCAGACGCGTGTGGACGTAGGCACGGTCGAAGAGGTCATCGTCCAGGTGGTACTGCCAGCCGCGGCAGCCGACCGCATAGGCGTTGTCAGCGCTCGGCCGTTGCCAGACGAATCCCGACCAGCAGAGGACGCCGGCGATCTCGAGCTCGATCGGTGTGTACGGCAGGAGGTCGGGCCGGCGCGCACCCGACTCGGCGCGCAGCGTGAAGTTCAGCGCATCGGGGCCCCAGCCGTTCGCGCTCGCGACGATGTTCTCGGCCACGAGGCCGCGCAGCCGATCTGACCCGAGCGTCTCCCAGGGGCCGCCGAGCGGCTGGAGGCGAATCGTCTCGTCCACTCGTTACCCCCTTGACAATGTAACCTCGGGATGCTAAGTTACCTGTATGAGAAGAACACACAGAGGAGGAGCGGAATGACCGAGTACCTCAGCGAAGAAGTGGTCTACGGCGGACTCGTAGTGACCCGCGCCGCGATGATCGCTGACTTGCAGCACATGGCTTCTGCGATGACGAAGGATCCCGTCCGCCAGCAGGCGCTGGTTAGCCGATACCTACAGGGCTTCGAGTCACGATGAGCAAGCTCATCCGCATCGACCAAGAGGTCTACGACGCACTAGCCAAACAGGCCCAGGCTTTCGAGACCCCCAACAAGACACTGCGCCGACTGCTCAAACTCAAACCGAAGGAGAAGAAATGATCCGCTTCGCCACCATCGTCATCGCCCTGTTCGCCATCGCCAGCCCCGCGCTCGCGAGCCTTCCGCAGCATCCTGGCCAGCACCAGCGTCACGTCGAGGTCCTGCGCGCCGAGGTCGGGTCGACTCCGGTCACGCTGACGACCAAGAGAACGATCCCCGCCAGCGCCCGCCTGGTCTGTTACGTGCGTTTCAACGGCCATCTCGCCCAAGCGATCTGGCAGGACTCACCGAATCAACTCGAATATGCATGGCGCGGTGTGATCGCCATCGTCACGTCCCACAAGAAGGCTGGCCCCGGCATCGTTCGAGTCGCGAGCGCCCGCCCAGAACTCGTCAGAGTCAAGATCACCTACGCTTGGCGCTAGGGGGGAAAAGAGTTTAGGCTCCGGAAGGCCCGTCGCTTTGGACTGACCCGTCCTTTCGCGGCGGGTCTTTCCTTACCTACCTAGTCGCCAGCGCGGCGTCACTGCCAGGTGGAGCGTCGCCGAGTGCGCGAGCTGCTCCGTTGTCGTGCCGAGGGTCGGATCATCCGGCACCATCGATGAGAGCTTGCAGATGAGGTCGTTGTTCCCCGGCAGCATCTCTAGTAGCGAGCCGCCGAGACCAGGCGCCAAGACTTCGGCCGTCCCTGCGGCCGGTTCCTTCAGCCTGCCACTCAAGTCCGACCTGATTCGACGAGTAATCTCTGAGGTCGTTGGAGCGAAGGCGGGGAAGTTCGCGTCATTGGCCCGGCCGCTCGGCGACAGAGCGCGCCAGTTCGACGGCACGAGCATAAGGTAATCGAGTCCCGCCGTTGTGTCGTTCGCGGACCAGATGACTTGGAGAAAGACTCGGCCGGCGTCGGTAGGAAGGCGCAACGTCCCAAGTCGAACCAGACGGAACACGGTGCCGCTGCTCGGCGAAGTCAACAGCTTCCCGACCGATCCCCACTCCTCTGAGTAGACGGCCGGGAGAGTGGTGGTGGCCGTGACTGGAAGGGCGGACACGATTGCCGTCACCGGCGTCGTGGTCAGTCTCACTCGTCCCCAGACCTCGACCGCGATCTCGTTCTGCGTGTAGTCGTCCGGAGTCAGCAGCGCCGGATCAACGAGATGGAGAACGCTGACCCCCGTTGGGACTCCGACCACAAGGAAGCCGGAACGAGAGCTGGCATCCGACGTCAGCGTCCCGGCAGAGATGACACCGTTCTCGGCCTCCAGAACCCCGAGCGGCGGAAAACCGCCGCGGCCCTCGCTTTGGTTCGTGCTCGTCGGGGCGGTCGTGCCTTCGTAGACCATCACGCCGTCGATCTCGAAGGTCGTGCCGGTTGCGGCAGCGATGTTGACAGCCACGTGGGCATCGTCGTAGTCGACCAAGGGCACCCACGTGATCGTGATTCGCTGCCAAGTCGTGGAGAGAGCCGTGTTACCGCTCGTCGCCTTGTCATTCGCGGCGGCGTTGCCTAGCCGGATGTAGGTGTTGGTCACACCGGCAGCGGAGTGAATCCAAGCTTCGGCCGTGTAGGTGATGCCCTTCTTGAAGCGACGGAAGATGCGGAAACTGGCACCGCGGTCAACGCTCGCAGGAGCGACAACCTGGCCGGATGCGACTCCGTACTTCCCAGCGCTCGTGATGCGAGCGATCGAGGTCGCCGCGCCGCTGTTCAGGTTCGTCACAGAAGCGACCGACCAGTTACTCGTGCTGATGTAACTGTTCTCGAAATCGCCGTTCCAGCACTGGTTGAAGGCGCCCGTCCTTTGCCACCAGCCGAGCATCCCCCAGATCGGGGACGCAGCTCCACCGGAAGGCGTCACGAACGCCTCGAACAGCGCCGGGGCATCGCCTGGAATCAGACCGGCGGGCGCGACCGGATCCACGGTGGTGACGTTCCGGTACGTGTACGGGTCGACATCGAAATCGTCGATCATGGCAGCCGACTGTTGCGGCAGCCAGACAATCCCGGTCTTGCCTGCGACAGTGGGGCCAAAGGCCGTTTGTTCCGCGCCAGTTGCGAGCGTGTAGTTGTTCGTCGTCGTCGGCGCGACCATCGGCGAAGGCGCAGCCGCGAAGAACTCGGCGAAGACGTTGGCGCCCTCGATCCGGCCGCGCACCCAGAACGCCACACCGTTGACTACACGAGCTCCGAGGTTCGTGGTCGCGAGGTTCGTGGTCGCTCCTGCAACTACCTTGTCGATCCGCAGGCGCGAGTTGGCGCCGTTGTCATCGACGTAGACCCGCAGGTAGTTCAGAGCGTCGACGCGCTTCAGCACGACGCCGGCGAGGAAGCTCGTGATCGTCGAGCCGGGCGTCGCCTTGATCGTGACCTGGACGTCGCCATAGTCGTAGCCCCGGTCGGTGTGGATCAGGCGCTTCTCAGTGGTCGGGTTCGCGGTGACCGTCAGAGCTCCGCCAGTAACGGCTACATCAGATCCCGAGCCGGTGTCGAAGGTGTAATTCGTCTCGGTGTCGGTCGAGAAGTCGTCGAAGATGTCAAGCGACTCGCCCTCCATATAGGGAGGAGTAACTACTCCGAGCGTGACGGTCAGACGCTGGTTGAATTCCCAGAGCCGATCAAAGCCGGCGATCGCGATGCCCGAGTCGAGCACGCGCATCTTCATCCGGTAGGTCGCGCCCTCGGCTCGCCAAGTCACGGTCCCGCCGAAGCGGCGAAGCTCCTCCTCGAGCGACCAGAGCACCGACAGCTTCGCGTGCAGATCGTCCTTCGAGCTACCGGTGACTGCAAGAGTCCACGACGAGAGACGGTTCTGAGCCTCGGCTCCCGCGAGCACGCCGCCCTGAGTTCCCCTTTGACCGGAGTAGGTTTTCTCGTAGGTCGCATTACCGAGGTCGAGCGCCATCAGCTCGTAGCCCGTCGTCGACGGCTCGGCGTTCAGCAGCGTGACCGTCGAGGCATTCGGTTTGTTAGTGAGAACTTGCAAGAGCTTCTGCGCCATCAGTAGCCCGTCTTCTCGACACTGGTTCCGACGTAGGGCTGCATCCCGGCGCCGTTCGCGATCGCCGCAGTCGCCTTTAGGAGTGCATCAGCATCGGGAATCAGGAAGCCGAAGTTGAAGGTCGGGCTACCGGACCCGCCGGGCGTGTTGCTGGCGAAGACACCGGTCGCGACAAAGGCATTCGCGAGGCGTGCCGATTCCTCAGAGGCCGCCGCGCGCGCGTTCGCCTGATCGAGCTGGGCCTGTAGGTCGGGTGAGACATCAGGCGTCTCCCCTGCTAACTCCGCAACGTCGTCGGCATCGCTGAGACCGTTCAGTTCGTCGATGATCCCGGTCAGGGCGTCGATCACAGCGGAGCGCTGCGTCTGATTCAACTTCTTCTTCAGCTGGCCCTCAAGCCAGACCTTCGCTCGCGTTAGTTTGGCGCGCAGCGTCGCCCGCGCGTCTATTCGCTGTTGAGGCGTGCGCGCCTTCGCGAACGCGAGCCGTGCCTGCGAGATCTGCAGCACGATCGAGGAGGGGAGCTGCGAGTAGTCCGTCTCCTTGACCCGCTGGCGCTTGTTTTGTCGCGTGTGCAGCGAGGAGAGCCGGTTCTGGACCCGTACCTTGCGTACCTTCAAGCTCGAGCGCTCGCTCGAAGTGAGATCCTTACGGCCGAGTTCCTTGTTGATCCAGCCGAGCTCGCTGCCGTAGGCCGAAATGTCGTCGGAGAGTCCATACGTCCCGGCCGCTCGCGCTTCTGCGAGGCGGATGGGCTGCGGAAGACGCGGCGGGATGTGCTTCGGCTTCTTCTTGCCGACCCTGCCACCGGCCGCGTAGCCCGAAACCGAGAAATGATTGAAGTCTCCGGGGACCAGGTTGAAGAGCTGACTCCCGCCCGGAGCGCGACCCATCAGCACATCAAAGGTACTGGCGTCAGAGACGTCCACCGCCTGTCCACTCTCGTGGCTTGATGTTCCGGGCCGGGCGGCGATGTTCCCGCCGGCGAGGTAGTTAGCGTAAAGAGCCGCCTGCTCGGCGTATGTGCGAAAGCCGCTGATGACGGAGCCGCCCCAGCCATGTCCGCGGGCATAGGAGAGCGCCCGCGTAACCTGCGGGACGAGACCGTGCGTGCTGACCGCGCCACCGCCTGACGGCCCCCGATAGAGACGGTCGTATTCGATCGTCCTCGTATCGAAGCCCGCCCTCCCGCCACCAGCAAAGTGACGCGGCTGCGCACCCTGTAGCCAGTTCAAGACGCCGGGGAAGGTCATCGTCTCGAGCATCCGCTCACCGCCGCCGGTAACGACGAACTCACCCGGTGAGAGCATCGCCGGAACCGAGTCGGCATTCGTGCGTGCGCCGCCGATGCGACCTCCGGCAGCGTGACCGCCACCCTGGAACGCTCCACCACGAGGCGAGTTTCCAGGCGTGAACATCATCGTCTTGACGATGAAGCGGATCGTCGTGTCGGACGGGATCCGACCCAACGAGTCGGCGAGCGCAGCGACCGCCCGCTGAGCCGCTGCGATGAGAGGCTGCGCCTTCTCGTTCGCCTTCGCGGCCTTGCGAATAGACTGGGCGAACTCGTCCGCGTTCTCACTGGCGTTATGCCAGGAGCGTCCGAAGGTGATCGCGTTCATCACCATGCTGTGGCCGGCGCCGCGCTGCTTCGCAGCAGCGTCGAGGATGTCGCCCGTGGTGTCCCTAGCGGTTTGGGCCGCTTCCCTGTTGGCCTTCTTCGCCCGATCGGTTGCCGTGACGAGATCGAGGTCGGCCTGCTTCTGGTCGTGCTTGGCCTGCTGGAGGTTGTGCAGCGCCGCGATTGCCTCTTGACTATGCGCGCCGTACTGACGCACGGCTTCGTTGTAGGCCTTCTGCGAGCTCGCGACGTTGTCGAGCGCGTGCTTCTGCTCGAGCTGTGCCTGCGTGACGTCGAGGTTGGCCTGCTTGAGGTTGACCTCTGCATCGTGAAGGCTATTCGCCGCGTTTTTTACATGGTCATAGGCGTCGGAGAGGTCGTCGGAGGCACGGCGGTTGTGCAGGAACGCCGCCGCGAGACCACCGATGATGACCGTCAGCCCGAGGAAAGCCAACGCGACCGGCCCGCTGCCGACTCCGAGCGCCGCCATCGCGAGCATCGCTGCTCGCAGCTTAGCGATGGCCTGCAGCGCACCAGCTGCACCCACGATCCCGATCACGAGCCCGCTGAAGATGTCGGGGCCGAGCTTTGCCCGAATATCTCCGAGCGCACCGACGAAGCCCCTGACGACGCTGATCGCGCTCTCTACCGGCGCGCGCAGCTCGTTGAAGACCGCCTTGAAGTCGATCCCGCGGGCGAACTTCTCCACGGCGGGAAGCCCCACCCCAATCGCCCAGCTCGAAAACCTGTTGAGGGTCGGAAGCAGCTTGGTAACCATCTCGGCGCCGAGGTTCTTCAGCGTCTCGCGCAGGATGTTCAGCTTGCCCGCCAGGGTTCCCCCGGCCGCCGCCGCGCTCCCACCGAACTCGGAGGTCAGCTCCTTGAGGATGATCTTCTGCGCCTCCATCGCGTGACCACCGTCGACGAGCGCCTTGATCTGCTTCTTCTGCGACTCGGTGAACTGCACGCCGACGCGGCCGAGAGCGGTGATCCCCTTGATCGGATCGTTCAGCGCCTTGCCGACGCGGATCGCCGTCCTGCTCAGGCTCTCCTGGGTCGACGCGCCGTGGGTCATGGCGACGTCCATGTCGGTGACGGCGCGGGTCGCCTGGTCGAAGATCTTGTTGCTCTTGCCGGCCTCGTTGCGGATGTTCTTGAAGGTCAGCAGCATGTTCTCGCCGCTCTTGATCGCCTCGTCATCGATGCCCGACTTCTTCAGGATCGCGCTGCCGAGCGCGTTGACGTGCTTGGCCGTGACGTTCGCGATCCCGCCCGTGGACTTCAGGACGGCGTTCGTCTGAGCTGTGACCTTCTGCGCGTCGGCGAACTCTTTGATCGAAGCCCGCGCCGCAAAGGCAACTCCGACAAGGCCAGCCCCGACGCCCGCGCCGATGGCGATTGCCGATGCCTTGCCGACCGCCTTCAGGCCTCGTTCGAGCTTCCCTCCCTCTTTCGATGCGCGACCGAACGCCCGCTCCAAGTTGCGGGTATCGCCGACGATCTCCACCTGCACCTTGCGGGCCACGATCACTCACCTCCTTCCAAGTGCCGCAGGCCGGCCATCAACTCGGCAGGCGTCAGGCGCTTCAGATCCCACGGCTGCCAACCGAACCGCTCAGCCATGTCCGGCCCCCACCACTCGCGGGGGTCGTCGATTCCTAGCTGGGGGCCTCGCTCGGCTCGGGCTCGGGCGTCTCGGCGTCTTCGTCCGGCGCGGATGCCTCGTTCCCGTTCGCTGAGGTAGGAGGGTCGGCATCGCGCTCTGCCGCTTCCTTCATCGCCGCGTCGAGTTGCTCGACGAGCTCGAACAACACGCTGGCGTTGATCGCTTTCTCGGGAAACTCCTTTTCGGCTCGCGTATAGGAGATACGGAGAACCGCCCGCCACGCTTTCGGGTCGGCAACCATTAGCCGATCGGCGATCTCAAGCGGAGCCATGCCTTCGGTGAGTGCCATGCCTACATCGGCCTCGTCGAAGGTCCACTCCAGCACCGGAACGATCCGGATGCGCTCACCCGCCAGCTTCACATAGACGCCGGCGGCCTCGTTCTCAGACATCGTGCTCCCTTCGGGGCTTACGTGCGTGAACGCACCGCACGCTCGAAAGCGGCGGCGCGAGGGAATAGGTCAGAGGTCAAGCGAATCGAGCAGGTGGTCGAGCGCCTTTTCGACCGCACGCTCGACCAGTTCCGCGTTCTCTTCGAGCGCAGGGATGAATGCTTCTCGCATCTGAAGCGCGCCGAAGTCGGACCGCAGCCCCGTCACCTTCCGAGCTCGCTGGGTCACAAAGACGCTGCGACCACTCGCCCGGATCCCGATTGTGTCCGGCTTCGAGCCTCTCCAGCGGCCTTCCTTTTGCTGAGCAGCGGCAACAACTGGAACCGCCGCCAGCTTCATCCCACCGAGAACGCTCTTGGCCGCCTCGCGGTTGACCTTGCCGAGATCCCGCCGAAGCTCGGACAGACCGCGGATGCGGACCGTACCCGTAGCCATTAGGCCGTCGGGTAAGTCAATCCAGCCTGGGCAGCATTTACGAACTCGGCCGTGATCTTCGAGGCCTCGCCGATACCACCTGCGAGCATGTTGTAGTTCGTGAGCAGGGCGGACATCAGCGCCGCCGGGTTCGTGGCCGAACGCGCCGCGCTGGTCGCTCGCACCTCGATCGTAACCGGGGTGTTCGAGCCGATCAGCGGCTGCAGGGTCGCGTGCGTCTTGCCCGCCGCGAAGTCCTGGAACATCTCGATCGAGATCGAGGCGTCGCCGAGTCCCTTCGTGATCGCCTTCGACGTGGCACCGAACGCGGTGATGTCGACCGAGTCGCGAGTGTCGGTGACCGTGACGCTGTCGGCGTGATCGGAGAGCGTGACGCCGTTGATGATGACTGTGGCGTCGGTGAGTGTGAAGATCGCCATCTAGCCTTTCGCCTCCTTCTTCTTTCTGGCGGGCTTCTCGACCCGCTCGATGTGCCCGCCCTCGATCAGGAGGGCTTCCTGTCCGAGTGGTAGTGCGCGCTCGAACTCCTCGCCCGGAGGCGTCTCGTAGACGTCGCTTCCCCCGATCACCTTGTAGCGCTGAGGAACGATCTCGAGGAGACCGTTTGCGAGGTTCGCCGTCTCCTCGTCTTCGGTGAAGGCGGACTCGAACTCCTGGCCTTGTTCGTAGCTCCCGCCTTCTCTCGGCTGAACCAGGAGCGGCAGCAAAACCTTGTAGCGGTTCACGCCGGAATCGCCTCCTTTTGGTTTTCGTAGATCAGGCTTCCGTCTTGCTCCATGACCTGTACGCCAAGAAGCACCACCTCGATCTTGCGTGCCTCTCCGACCTTGCTGATCTCGCGCCATTCCGTCACGCAGCCGGACAGGTCGACCTCCGTACCGTCAGGGGCGACCGCGATCAGGTGGTCATCGAAAACGAGCTGGACACGGCCCGGCTGTATCGCGGGCTTCTCGATCCTGAGATGCACCCTCGGCTTGTCTAGCGGACTCATGGCTGCTGGAGCTTGAAAATGCCGGAGGTGACCGAAGTCGTAAAGCTGTGCGTGACCGTCGCGAGCCCAGTCGTGGGGTCAGCAAAGAAGTTGGCCGGCAACGGACCGATCATCCGCTCTTGGGCGTTCGTCACCGAGACCGAGTTGTCCGAGATCACGAGGCCTGGCGGATCTCCCGCGAGCACGGCGATCACGCAGACGTCGGGAGAGCCGCCGGCGTTCTTGACGTGAATGAAGGTCTGGGCGTCGGGCACGAACGTGTCGCTGCCGGTCACAGCCGTATAGGCAGGCGTAACCCCCGTGCGCACGATCGACTGGGTCGCGAGTAGAGTCATTCGTTCCTCCTTAGATCAGGTTCCTGAGCCGCGCACTTCAACCCGCCATTCGCAGACGAGCACGGGCGCCTGTCCTTCCTGCACAACACTCCGGTAGCCGGTGGCACTCGCTACGACCAGATCGCTACAGGCCCCGCCAAGCGTCCTGTCGGACTCGACCGCGTGCTTGACCGACTGCGGGCCGGAGCCGGAGAGGTAGGCGTCGAGTTGGTCCTGGGCCGCTTCCGAGGAGACGGTTCCGACCAGCACCTGCACGGTCAAGACCTGGAAGTCCTGCCCTCGCCCGAAGGTCTGATCGAAGTCGGTCTCGGCCGGAAAGACGTGAGCCGCAGGAGGGGTCGGGTTCACCAGCATCCTCGGGCTCACTTGCGTTCCGAGCATCGTGCTCAGATTGGCCGCGAGAGCCTGCCGAACGGCGGTGATGTCCATCTAGCTAGGCGAGGACCGGGGTCTTGGCGTACGCCTCGGCCAGGAAGCGGTACTCCGGGTCATTCGCGAGTTGCGAGGCCTTCACAGAAGCCCCGTCCAAACCGAAGGCGACGATCCCAAAGGGAGCCTCGCGGGTTCGCTTGACCAGCCGCGCGGCCACCAGTGTCGTCAGCTGCTTGATCGCATCCGGCGCTGCGGCCCAACCGAACTTGCCGGTCAGCTTGAGCGAGCGCGGGTAAGGCGAGAAGTTGAAGCCCGAACGGGGGAGTCGGCGGATCGTGTCGAACGGCAATCCGTCTGCGACCGCGTTCAGCGGTTCGAGCACGAAGTCGGTGTTCTGCACCCAGGTCTGCTCGAAGGTGCCGTCACCGTCGTAGTCACCCGCGAGCGAAGTGAAGGTGATTAGGTCGTCGATCTCGACGCTGCAACCGTAGGGCGAGTAGTAGCGCACCTGGTTGACGTCGATGTCCGGGTAGAAGCGCCGGCCGAGCGCACTGTCGATTCCTCGCGAAGCCGCAACGAGGGCGGTCTGGATGTCCCCGTCGGCGTAGGTCTGCCCCGACAGATTGGCCGTCAGTTTGAACGTCTCGAGTTCGACGTAGGCGTTCGTCCCTGGCCCATGCGCGCGAACCTCGATGACCGCCTCGCCCAGCGTCTCGACCTTGCCACCGCTCGTGTCTTCCCACCAGACGAGCGCGCGCTGAGGATCGTGCAAGATCCCGTTGGTGGCGATGTCGGCGGCTGACCAGTCGTAGCGGACGACTCCCGTTGCGTCCGGTGTGTTCGAGATCGGCTGATCGACAAGCAGTGGCGTTGAGTTCACCTCACGCGCCTTGAAGCGAACGGTGTGCCCCGTCAGGTTGACCGGGACGCCGTCGATCGTGATCGTGTCGGTGATGCTCGGCTGCCGATCGCCGACGTACCAGATCTGCGTCTCGATCACGCGCGCACCTTCCTCGGTCGCGGACTATCGAACTCGGTCGCCGTGGGGTTTCCCGGATCGACGCCACCGCTAGGACTTCCCTGGTCGTAGAGCGCAGCTCCGGGAGTACCCGGGTCCATCCCACCCAAAGGGCTCGGCTGATCGAAGAAGGCCGTGACGAACACCTGCTGCGGATCGGTCAGCTGCCCACCAGCGATCGCCCCGCCTGGAGAGAGTGGAACCAGTGCAAGCGTGATCGCCCTGCCCGCGGCGGTGGCCCCGCTGATGACGAGCGCACTCTGGACGCTTGGAGAAGTTCCCTGCGCGAGCGCTCCACCTGGAACCGCTGCGACTCGAACCGTGGCAGTCGTCCCCTGCGCCAGCGCGCCGCCCTGTACGACCGCGACCTTCGGCACAGGCGCAAGTCCTTGTGCCAGCGCGCCACCGGGAGGCGGCATCTCACTCGTTCCGCCGGCAAGTGGATCGGTGAGCTGGCCCCCTGCAGTTGCCCCGCCGCGTCCAACGTCCACACGAGCGGCAGGGCCAAACCCCTGCGCTAGAGCTCCACCCTGCGCCACCGCAGTCGCGGGCGTCGGAGCGTTTCCTTGTGCTGTGGCCCCGCCTTGCGGAACTGCGACCCGGATTGTGGTGGTCGTACCCTGTGCGGTGGCGCCGCCTTGCGGAACCGGGGCTTGCGCGATTGGAGTGAACCCCTGCGCCGCGGCGCCGCCCTGCGCGACCGTCGTCGTAACTGTTGGAGCGTTTCCGGATGCGGCTGCGCCGCCTTGAGCCACCGCGACACTCGGCGCTGGAGCATTCCCCGCAGCCAGAGCGCCGCCCTGCGGTGTCGTAACCTGAACGACAGGGCCGAACCCGGCGGCTAACGCCCCACCCTGCGGGCAGTTCTCGGTGACAGCAGCTACCCCGAAGTCCGGAGCCAACTGCGGGAAGCCCAACCGCGGTCGTCCCGGCTTTGCGAACCTCCGCAGCGCCAGCAGCATCGGCCGGAAAACTGGAGCCGACCCTACTGCGGCCGCCGTCGCCAACTGCTTGACGATCGCGGCGATGTGCGAGTTCGCGGTAGAGGTGGTCCACGACCAGGGCATCACGCCGCTGGTGGTGTTGCTCGATCCTCGGAACTCGTTGCCGCCATCAGCCGTGACGGCGTAGTCGCCGACGTTCGCTCCGGTGACGACGGGAGTGTGGCCCGTCGAGTCGAGCGAGAGGATGTCCACCGTCCAGTCGCCCGAGGCGAACCCGGAGGGTGTGACCGAGTTGGTCGTCCCGCTATCGGCGTGAGCCTTGCCGGCGGTCGAGAGTGGCGTGACCTGATCGACGCCATCGAAGACGTAGATCGCTATGCCCTTACCGCCGCTCGAGCCTGTGAAGTTGCCGACGACGTTGGCAGTCGAGGTGGCGGGCGCGATCAGATACCAGATCTGCGTTCGCCCGAACGAGGTCGCCTGGTCGTCGTCGAGCTTTGTGAGGCCCACGCCGCCGAAGGTGCAGGACGTGAGGCCCTCTGCTACGACCTCGCAGGAGAACATGACGACCAGCAGACGATTGGCGCCTGCGCCGACCGTGACCGACTGAGTGATCGAGCTTAGGCCGGGGCCTGCGAAGACAACCGGAAAGCCGCCCTCAAGGGTGACGGCCATTTAGCAGCCTTGCTGCCAGGTGCTTGGCACGCTCCCTGTGTTGCCGCAGAAGATCGAGTTCGTGACGGGGCGCGGGGGATCAAAGCCGGTCACGGACAGGTCAAAGCGGTTGTTACGGAGAGCCCAGCCGGTGATCGAGCCCTTGGCGACGTTCGTGCCGTTGTTCGAGGTCCCGACGTCGCCGACGTGGACCGACTCGTACATGATCCCGCCGCCGAGCGAGTAGGTGACGCCGAACTGGTTGCCCTCGAGCGTGACGTTGCCATAGGCGGGCGGAAGCGGACTCCACCAAGAGCCGTAGGTAAAGAGCACGTCGAAGACCGCGCAGTTGGTGAAGGTCGAGTTGCGGATCGTCATGAAGGGCACGACGATCGCGTAGAGACACTCGAGGTGTACCCCGTCCGTCTTGATGACCGCGTCGTGGAAGCGCACGTTGTCGAAGACAAGGTGGTCGCCGTCGACAAGCGCGGCCTTCTCGTCGGCCACGTTGCCGATGCTCATGTTCAGCCACTTGTCACGGTTTCCGCCACCGTTCTCGACGCAGGCACCGCTCGACTTGACCCCGCCGCAGTCCACGTTGAGGCTGTCGAAGGTGAGGTCGGGCGAGCCGGAGTGAATCCCGCGCACGACGTTGCCCGTGACGCCCTTAAAGGTGAGCACCTTCGTTCCCGAGCCCTGACTCGACTGGTAGCCGCCGGCGAAGTTCTGCGAGGAGGAGAGCGTGCCGCTGACGCCGACCACGTCGCCCGACTGCGCGGCAGTGTAGGCCGCGGCGAAGCTCGCGCAGGAGACGCCTGCCGTGAGGATCACCGGAGTCGCGGAGCGCGAGCAGCCGCCAGCGCCAGGCGAGACCCAGAGATTCGCCGTGCCGGTCGGTGGAGGCGGCGGCGGCGGGGGAGGAGGAGGCGGCGGGGCCGTAGTCGTTCCGACCGTGGTCGTGACCGTGACCGTCTGCGTGACGGTGTCATGGACGGTCGTCGTCGGCCCCGTGACGGTCTGATCGGTGGCGGTGACGCATTCGCCGGGGATCTCGCCTAGCGGGTTGCCGTTGTCCGCGATCGTGTGGGTCGGCGTGCAGGCGACGTGCTCGCCGGGAGAAAGCGCCAAGGTGGCAGCTGCGAAGCCTCCCGCTCCGAGCAGACCGAGCGCGGAGACTGCTAGCCAGCGACGCATCAGGTCATCGAGTTGACGGCGAGGTCCTGAACGACAATCGTCTCTGCCGTCGACCCGGAGCGCTTGGCGTCGATGTGGATCGTGCCGGCCAGGGTGCCGTCGATGTTGACCGCGGCTGCTGCGGAGGCCGGGATCATCATCGGGTTGCCGGGTGACGTGATGAGCGCGCTCGTTCCGTCAGCCGTGAAGTACCCATAGGCAAAGAGCGGCGTGGCCGTTGGCACGAAGGTCGTCGCGTCTCCGCGCGCCTCGATGTAGACGTGCATCCAGGCAGAGATATTGGTCTTGGAAAGGGTCCAAGCCGTCGCCGCCGAGGTGGCGAGGATCGTCCCGCCTGCATCCGTCGGCGCAGCGCCCGTCTGATGCCTGATCTCGATGGTGAAGTTGCCGGGCGTAGCGGCAGTGGTGCATTTCAGCAGCGCGACGATGTGCCAGCGCCGTCCGGGCTTGAGCCAGTAGCCAGCCGGGAAGGCCAGGTTGGTCGCCGGCACGCGCAGGATCGGAACCATGCTGATCGAGGTCGTGAGCGGCGAGACGGAGGCGAAGTCGGCCGACTGGAAATATGGATCGCGAGTCTCGTGATAGTTCTGAGTCTCGCCGGCCACTAGAGCTTCAGCTCCTGGATCTGCACTGCGACGCCGAGCTCTTCCAGCCGGGCCTTGTAGAAGTCGACCAGCAGCTCACCGGACAACGGGGGTGCGACACCGCCCTCGTGCAGCGTGACGACGCTGTTTTCCGACTCGCCCTTCTTCAGCTTCAGCTTCGAGCGCGCCTGATCCTCATCGACGGCGTGGGTATCGAACACGCGAGCGTGCTCGGCTCCCTTGGCCTTGTCGATGTAGAAGCGGTAGAGAGGCATCAGGTCGCATCCAGGTAGAGCAGGCCGGCTGGATCGATCGTGAGCGTGTAGGCGGTCGAGACGGTCTGGTTGGAATCCCAGGTGAGTAACGCAAACAGCTTGCGCGTCGCGTCCGTGCCGCTCGTACGTTCGTAGAGGACGCCGTAGCGCCACGTCTTTGCAGCCGTAAATGTCCAAGTTGGGTCCCCGATGTCGAGCCGCACCTGATCCGAGGCCGCGTCGTAGCTGAAGGTGGCGCCCGTGACGTCAAAGCCATTGGTCACATAGCCGTTGCCGTTGGCGAGCTCGTTCGCGACCGGGGTGCTCCAGAACTCGTCCGTGTCGAGGTTCGGCGTGTAGGTGGCCGTCACTAGACCCAGGAAGAGATCGGCGACCTCGAGATCTGAGTTCGTGTCGTTCTTCATGCAGTGCTGCAGGCCGAGGCCATACCAATTCACGACGATCGCCATGTGGCTCTCCTCCTAGACGAGTTCTGCGTCGGGCACGATGATGTTCTTCAACGGCACGACGGTCTGCGGGTCGAGGATCAGGTTCGGCTGCCAACCGCCGTCGCGGTGCTCGGGCCAGATGGTGTGCGGCGCGATATGGCCCATCTGCACGTCCACGTCGCAGTAGATCGAAAAGCCAGCCTCGCGCACCTTGCGGCAGAAGGCGAAGTCCTCGTTCAAGCCTTTCCCATCCGTTGAGAACCAGGGCTCCTCGATCGCATCAAGCACGTGCCGACGGATCAGCATCCCCGCCGAACCCGCCGCGTAAATCTCGTGTAAGCCCGTCTCAGGCAGCCAGGCAACTTCGTACTCGACATGACCCTGTTCATCAAGACCAACCTCGCGCGACATCACTACCGGCTTATACGGCGGGGTACGGGTGAAGACGAGCGGCACTACAACGTCGACGTCGTGCGCGAGTAGCCGTACCAGGATGTCCGGGTTGAAGACGTGGTCGTCGCCCATGATCCAGACCCACTCACCAATCATCCGCCGGCAGATCATGTTGCAGTTGCCAACGACGTCAGTCGTCTTGGTCTGGATAATCCGCACGTCGCCCGGCTTCTCGAGGATGAACATCGAGAGCTGAAAGTCCGAGTAGCGCGCGAGGTCGCTGCCAACGATGCCGATCGTGCCGCCGCCACGCTGACGCGGTCCGTTGTTGCTCACAGTTGCGCCCGACTGACCCAGGAATAGAATCGCCCGGACGACCAGCGCTCGTCTACCCGGAAGCCGGAGTTGGCGAAGATCGCATCCACGCCTTCCCAGCCGACCTCGAGGATGTGCGTGCCCCTGTACCCCTTCCAGTCGGTAGGACCGCTACGAAGGGGCGCCTCGATCAGGCAAGCCTTCACCCGCAGCCGTTGGACTAGCGACTCAAGCTCCCTCGCCCGCAGATGCTCAATCGTGTGCGTAGCGACGAAAGCGTCGGCCTCATAGTCGTCTTCCCAGAACGGACGCTGAAGTACGACTAGCTCGTACCAGAACGCCGCGCAGGCCTGGGGCACTTCTACTAGGTCGTAGTTCGTCCATGATCTGAACGCTCCGAGCGAGTTCGCGAGTGCGTCGTCCCAACCGCCTAGCTCGACTACGGTCTTCGGCTGGTAGCGCGCGATGAACTTCCGCGCTTCCACGACGTCGAACGATCGTTGGTTGGGGAACATGCGGGCGACGTGCTCGTAGGCTTCCTGCTGATCCTCGAAGCTGAGCGAGTCGTACTCCTCGCGCCAGCGGTCGAAGTTGAAGTGGAACGTAGTCGCGAACGTGGTCACGAGACGGCCCGCAGCGTGATCGCTTGACCTCCGTCACGCCTTAGTTGGTCCTGCTCGACGACGACGCGACCGCCGCAGCACGGGCAGGCGTCGTCCTTGATCGCGTCGAAGGCGTGGAAGCGCTCGATCATGTGCAGGGCGCCGATGATCTTCACCTGCTCGCGTAGGAGCTTGTTCTCGGCCTCGAGCTGCGCGTAACTGCGCAACGCCCTAGACCTCGAGTAGGTCGGCTTCGTCCACCTCATCCAGCGGCATGAAGGCGCCGGGGCAGGACTTCACGGCGGGGTGGTTCTTGTTCACCTTCTGGAAGGCCTTGAACGTGTAGGGCACGCCTTCGTCGCCCTCGTCGACCATCACGTCGTGATCGTCGATCTCGACCCGGTCGCCTGTTCGGCGATCGGTCACGGTGAGCTTCCCGTACTCGATCGGCCGCGCTCCTACCACGACCGTGATTAGTTCACGTGCGACGACCAGGTTGCTCTTCGACTTCGTAGTAGCCATGTCTCTCCTTTTCGGGGCTTTAGGGGGCCGGCCGCCCCGAAGGAAACCGGCCCCCCATTACCGCCGGGACTTAGCCCCAGCGATGCTTCCGCTTCTCGGCTTGGTACGCCTCGCCGTGCTCGTTCGCCTTTTCGACGTCGGCAGGCTTGACGTCCTCGCCGTCGAGGTTCCCGACCGCCGCCAGGGCTTTCCCTGAGGGGGTGTCGGGGTACTCGGCCTTCTTGGCCGCTTTCTTCTCGTCAGCCATCGTCTACGCCAGCTTCAGCGTTCGGAAGGCGTTGGCATCGAGCACCTTCGCGCCGACGCGCCAGTAGGCGAAGAGCCCACGCTGGCCTGTCGGAAGGTTGCCCTGACCCGCACCGAAGATGTGCTGGATCACTTCGACGTTCATGCCGATCCGATCGACGATCTTGTAGTAGTTGAAGTCGCCGATCACCCCGATCAGCTGGCCGGTTGTGAACGTGCCCGACTGAGCCGTCGCCTCGTAGGCGGCGTGGCCGAGTAGATCGGCCCCCAGCCGTGCGTCCTGCATCGACGCTGCACTTGCCGCCGAGCGGAGCCGCAGGTTGTCGATCCACAGGCCCGCCCCGCCCGCCGTATCGAACTGGCGGATCTTGTCGGCGACCGAGTTGTTCAGCGTCCACGACGCCCTGTTCCTGAACCGCGGCCCGAGTGCGTTGCGGACACCGTAGACGTCCGCGAGGACCACCGAGTTCGTGTTCGATGCGGTGAACACCGTGGTCGCGCCGGTGATGACGCCGAAGGGCTCGTTCGTACCAGAGCCGAGCGCCATCTTCGTTGCCTCGAGCACGTCCTTCGAGTCCGCGAACATCCCGGCCATCTCCGAGGCGAAGCCGCCCCAGTCCTGACCGATCTCGATCGAGAACGGAACGAACGCCCGGGCCATCTCAGTCGAGACGACCGGCTGCGCCAGGGTCGGGCTGGCGTCGGTAACCGCCGCCGCCTCTGCCTGGAACGTCGCCGTGACGCCCGCCGAACTGACACCGCGCCACTCGTCAACGCTGATGTTGCTCACGTTGCCGATCGCGCGGTAGGGGTTGATCGCCCCGCTGCCCGTCTGGATGATCGTCGGGTCCAGCACGAACGGAACCGCGAAGCCGCCTGACGTAGTCGTCAGGGACATCGCGCGCTCGGCTGCCCTGGCACCGTTTATCGCAGCCTGCTCCTCGCGGGACAGCATCGGCGACTGGCCGGCGAGTCCGTAGGCCAGCGTCTTCGTCCAGGCCCGCTTGTAGGTCGGGGAATCAGTCGCCACCAGGTAGCGAGAGAGGCGTCCGTCCTCCGGCTCCATGCCGATAAGCCGTTCGACGTGGCCCTTCGCATCGACTGCCTCGGCCTGCGGATGCGGGATGACCGCGCTCTCGAGCGCCTTCTTCGCACGATCACGAAGCTCGTTCCCCTCGACGGACGGATCGTCGAACATCCGCCGCACCGTAGAGAGGTCGTAGATGTCGCCTCCGGTCGGACTTCCGGGCCGGCGGGTCTGGAAGGTATCGGTCGAAGACTCGACCGCACCCTTGCCCACTGCGTCGCCGATCATGTCCTCGCGCAGTTGGAGCTCGTCCCTGTAGGCCTTGAGGCCGTCGTCGGGATCGTCGCGCTGTTCGTGGAGCTGGTTCCACTTCTCCTTGGCTTCCTTCGTAAACCGCTTGCCGGAGAACTCGGTGTTCAGCTCCGAGATCTGCGTCGTGATGTCTGAGATGGCCGAGTCCAGTTCCGCGATCGTCTGCGGTCTGTCGTCAGGCGTCTCTGCTTCTAGAGTTGCCATCTTGGCTTCTCCTTCTCGAGGTAGTTGCGGGGCTGCCGGGTGCTGCGGCGCGGTTGAGCGGGGGTGGTGGCGTCGGAACGCTCCGGCGCCCGCTCCTCGAGTGCAGCGGCGCGGTCTACGGGGCTAGTGGGCTTCAGCTTCTCCAGCCGAGCGAGGGTCTCATCGAAGGTCCCGACACGATCAGCCATGCCGAGTTCGACTGCCTTCTCCGCCATGACCATGCGGCCCTGGCCGAAGTCCGCTTCCACCGTCTTGACAGGCACGCCGCGCCCCTTGGCGACGTCCTTGACGAAAGTGTTGTAAGTAGCGTCGACGGAGGCCTGCATCTCAGCCGTGGCCTCCTCCGAGAGTGCCTCGGTCGGCCAGCGCTCGGTCTTGTATTTGCCAGCCGAGACGAGCGTCGTCTTGACGCCGAGCTTCTCCTGCATCGCGCTGATGTCCTCGTGCATCGTGATGACGCCGATCGAGCCGACCTCCCCGGAAGGGGTCACGACGATCTCGTCGGCCGCGCTGGCGATGTGGTAAGCAGCCGAGGCCATCCAGGTGTTCGCGACCGCGACGATCGGCTTGGTACCGCGCGCCTTCAAGATTTCGGTCGTCGTCTCCTGAACGAGCTCGGAGGAACCTCCGGGCGAGTCGACGTTTAGCAGGATCGCCGCGACATCAGCCGAAGCGACGGCCTCGCGGAACTGACCCTGGAACTCCTGCAGCGACGTAGCGCCGCTGACCTCGCTGAACAAGTTGGCCTTCGGGATGATCGGCCCCTCAAGCGAGAGCACCGCGACTGACTCAGATACCTGGACATCGCTGGATTCGGCCCGCTCACGAGTGCCGATCCGCTCACGAATCTCCTCGGGTGTCGGCTTCTCGCCATGCTGACGCTCGGCGAGGATCTGCGCGATCACCTGCAAAGCAGCCGGGTGAATCTCCCAAATCGCGGCGGAGACGTACTCCACCGCTCGCGTGTGCTGGGTCGCCCGCTTGTATTCACGCAGGGTGGTCGTCCGCTCTTGCCCTACGAAATCGAGACCGGCGAGGCTGATCCCGCTTCGCTCGGCCAATGCTTTCAGTCGTTCGGGATCTTCGGCCAACTGAGCGAGGATCGTGTCGTCCGTCATCGACCGCAACGCGGCCGACGTGCCCTCGTAGTGCGAAAACGGCGTGGGGCCGAACTCGATCACCCTTGCTTCGAGAACACGTAGCTCGGCGAGCCCCGATGGGTTCGTAGCGGACTTGCCCGGTATCTGGCGATAATCCGGCCGCACCAGGTCGTACTTCATGCTCGTGCCGTACTGATCGGCTTCCAGCCCTTCGATCAGCATCTGCGGCAGGCCATCGAACAGCTCGACCTCGTAATAGCCCGCCTCAGCGTCGGCGTGAAGGTCAGTGATCTTGCCGATCACCATCGTCTTCAGGAACTCTCGCCCGTGGTGCAGGATCGCCCGCATCCGGGCGCGACCGTCGGAGTAGGTCTTGTCCATCGAGCCCGGGATGAAGACCTCCATGAAGTGGCCCTCGATGATCGAATCGACCTCGATCCACTCGTTGAAAGGCACCATTACTCCGCTGAGGATTCGCTTCTTCGTGCCAGCGGCGCCATTGGCAGTCTTGATTCCAAGCTCAGCGACAGGCCCGCGGACGAGTCCGGAGCGTGGGCGCTCGATCCGCTCTGCGGCTAGTGCGTTGCTCATGGAGCCTCCTAGCTAGTTCGCGGCCTGGTCGACGGCCTGCTGGTTCTCGGCTGGCGTGCCGCCGCCGTTGTTCGCAGGCGGTGCCTGAACCTGGACAGGGGGTAGGCCGCTGTGCTTGAGAAGTGTCTCGTCGTCGTTCACAACTGCCGCAACAGCCGAATCAGGCTCGAAGCCCTCGCGTACATAGGTCGTGATCGTGACGGACCTGCTCTGCTGGATCGTGGCTGCGTCAGTGCGATCGGCCTGGAGCGCAGAGACGTGGCGATCGTCCACCCACAACTCGGCATCAGTCGGGACCGCGATCAGCTTCTGCAGCGAGCCCGCCGCGTTTTCCCACAACCAGCGAATGGTCATGTCCGAGAAGCGCCGCATCGAGGCCTGGTAGTTGCCGGCGTTCAGAGAAGATCCTTGCAGACCCTCCGAGGAGCCGAGCACCACCGCAGGGACTCCGGCCGCCATCGCGATCCGCGTTTCTCCGGCACCCTGAGTGGCCTTCAGTTCGAGCTCGGCGAAGTTGTTTCCGACCACGGTTGCCTTGGTGCCGCCGCCGAGGTGAAGTCTGCGGTTCGAGGGTCCAAAGGCAGCGATTTGGGTCTCGATCGCCTCTCGCCAAGCCTTGAACGCTTCCTCGTCCTTGACCCACTGCGGGTCGTACTCGACGGTCATGTTCGGTGTGCCGCCGCTCTCCAAAAAGCTGAGCTTGTGCTCAGTCGCCGCCTTGTCGCCCAGTACGTCGAGGACTACCGAGACAACCCAGGAGATGCCACGAAACGCTGCCTCGGGGTCTGGAATCGGCGCGTAGTGAGCAACCAGCTCAGGGCGGTAGACGATCGGCTCGTAACCCGAATACATCCCGCCCGGCGTGTAGGCGTAACCAACTACTTCAGTATCGGGATGCCAGGGCAGTGCGTCGGGAGTGATATCCGGATCGGGATTGCCGAGCGCGATGTTCGTCCAGTCCGGGCGCAAGCGCCTCAGACCGGCTCTACCGCGGTCGAGCGTGAAGGAGTTGCCGGCCAGCGAGACGTCCTGCTCCATCCGCGCCAAGAGGTTGGCGGTCTTGGCGCCGGGCCAGGGCACCTCGAGCTTCCTCAGCGTCTTGTTGCCGAACAGGTCGAGGGCCTGCCCGTTCCGTAGTCGACGAAACTGGAAGCGCCCCTGCGAAAAGAGCGACATCCGCGCCAAGATGCAGGCGAACACGATCCCGTTTTGCTTGTAGGCGCCCTGGACGTAGCCGACGAAGTTGTTGGCGATCGGCTCCTGTGGCTTGCCTGGCAGCGTCTGGTCGATTCCGCCGTAGCCGTACTGGTGTCCGTTGAAGCTGAAGCTGTTGAGCTGGGCGATGTATTCGGAGATCGACAGCGAACGTTCACGCCCCTCGGCCTTGAGCCACGAGCGCGGACGGGAAATCGTGAACACGCGCTCCTCCTCAGTTGACTCCGACCATCGGCGGCAACGAGCCCGGTGCCGGCGGGGCTTGCGCGACCGAGAGCGCCATCGCCAATGCCACAGCAGCATCGATCACGGCTGAAGCGCCGGAGCGCGACTTGGGCTTGACCAGCCGCCAGGACTCGCCGACTGGCTTCGCTGCTGCCGCCAACACATGCTGAGTCAGACCGGGATCGCCACTGTGGCGCAGTTTCCGCTCCCCGATCGTTTTCGATAGCCGTTCGGCCGCGAGCGCCATCGCCATCGGCTTCTGCGAGTAGGTCACGACCTCAGCGTCGAGCTCCCGCTCGATCTGCTGGGCTAGTTGTTCTCCACCAGCCTCCGGGTCGATCACGAAGGTCGGGTGCGGAAATCGCTCTGCGAGGTCCTCGATCAGCGCCCAGATCGTCTCAAAGTCGGTAGCGGAGCCGTCACGGGGCGGAACGACAATCGAAACGGGGCCGACAACGAAGCTCTCTCCCTCTAGCCGAACGGCCACGACCCCGGTCGTGTCCCAGCGCCAGCCGAGGTCGACGCCGATTGTCACCCCATCAGAGCCGTCGGGAATCTCGGCCTTCGCGTCCTCGCAGGCCTTCCACTCATCCGCTGAAAAGGCTCCTTGCTCGCCGAACATCCAGACTCCGCAGGCGAAACGCGCCCACTGCCACGGCTTCATTGAGGGAGACTCGCGGCGACGTCTCAACTCGGCGATCGTCTGCCAAGAAGCGGGGTTGGCGGTCTTTACGACCTCGAGGTCATCGCGGTCTTGGTTCTCGTCCAACGCCCACTCGTGCATGGCGAAGTCGTCGGAGCGGACGTAGCGGTAAGCGCCCTCGCGCTGCATCCCCGGCAAGGCGTAGGCGGCGCTTCTCATTTGGCCCAGCGGAGTGTCCTGGTCGTCGCCGGCGGTTGAGATGGTCAGCATCCGACCCTGTCTTGGTCCGAGCCCGTCGCGGAAGACGCCGTAGAGCGCGCTCGACTTGTGCCGATGGAGCTCGTCCACGATCGCTAGTGACGGGATCACGCCGTCAGCCGTGTCTTCGTCGGAGGCCAGGATCCGAATCCGTCCTTCATCGACCGTCGAGTCGATCTGGCGCTGGCTCATGGTCATCAACCGCTTCAGTGATTCCGAACGGCGGATGAACCCACGAGCCTGACGAAGCACGACCTGAGCCTGATCCCGCGAAGCCGCCGCGATCACGCACTCGGCATCGGGAGTGACGACCATGTGGTAGAGCGCGAGCGCCGCCATCAGCGTCGTCTTGCCGTTCTTCTTGCACAGCAGCACGAGCGTCTCGCGCACTCCGTCGAAGTAGTCGGCGAGGATTCTCAGCTCGAACGGCTCGAGGTCGAACGACTTGCCGTTGTCGAGCGTTAGTTCGGCGCAAAAGTTGGCGAAATCACGCAGTTCGCCGCTTAGCGAGCTCGTCGATCGCCGTAACAGGCTGCTCGCTTTCGCCATCGCGTCGGATCTCCTCGAGTAGCAACCTCATCGCCGGCACGTGGCCCCGCCGTGCTTGCTCGCCGAGCAGGTTCAAAATCTCCTCGCGATCAGGCCGGGCCTTCAAGCCTTCGCGAGCTTCGGCGGTTGAAAGTTCTTTTTTCACTTTGGCGCGCGCCGTGGACTGGCGGGGTATTCACGCACATCTGCCGTTTTACGTCGCGAGGCCACCCCCCCCGTAGCCCTCGGAGCGTCCTCTACTCCGTGACAGTGCGAGCAGGCGCTAAGCGTATTCCCCGTCGTGGCGAGAGAATGGTTCCCACCGCAGGCCGGATCGAGATGAACGCTGGTCGCGTAGGACGTGCAACCCTCGTGGTTCAGCTTACAGCGGTAGCCGTCGATGGTGAGTCGTGCCCTTCGGGTCTGCTGCCAGTGCTGGGTCGAGTAACCCTTGTCGATGGTGTGCTCGGGGCAGCGGGTCCCGTGAGTCGGTCGGCCACAGCTAAGACAGGCGCGCATCCTCACGAGCGGTGCCCGTTCTCGCAGACCGCGTCCAACGCCTCGTAACCACCAGGAGTCAGTCGCCTCCCGCTAGCTCCTTGAGCAGACCAGTACGAGGGAACAAACTCCACCACTTCACCGCAACGCCTACAGGTCGACGGTGGTACCGGATTAGGGCAATCCTCGGTTGTGTGAGTTCGCAAGCCATCGCAGTGCATGCAGTAGCTCACCTCAGACAGCTCCGCGTTCATAGCCTCCAGAAGTCCAGGCGACATCGAGACTGACGCCTCCTCCGGAGTTAGCTCTTTGATGAGCCTCATGCCGCGATCCAAGCGATCAGCTCTCCAGGATCCTCGGCCAGCATCCGCAGCCGCAGTCGCTCCTGTGCGCTGTGCTCTTGCTTGGCTGCAGTTGAGGCGGCACGACGGCGCACTGAGACCGGGACGTCGGCTACTCGAACAGGCTTGATCCGCCGGGTGTCAGGCGGTAGGTAGCGGTCGACCAGAGACTGCATCGACGACCTCCAAAGGCGACACGCCCTGATCCAGGGCATAGCTATCGCAAGAGTAAGGGAGAGCCCTGGCCGATCAAGTCGGCCTCCGGGCACGGCGGACGTTAGGAGATGGGTCGGACGACATTCAGGGCAGATCGTCGTAGACCGAGCCGACAGTCCACTCGTCTGCTTCAACCCACTTGCCCTCGCAGCGCAGTGATCGCGGCGACAAGTCAGCGTGGTGCGCCCAGCCTGGGCTAATCCACTTCGTCGGATACTCAACCCGCTGTTCGCCGACCTTGCTGGTGTCGACCTCGACTACGCCGGAGACCGGCACTAGCCGCTGCTGCAACCCACAGACTCGGCACCACCGTCGCCTTTGACTCGGTATGTACGACCAGCCGAACCAGTGAGGGCAGATGCGCTGGTACCACTTCATGCCGCCGCCTTCTCCGATTCCACTCGCTCCCGCCTTCGCTTCTCGAACTGCGCCGCCCAGCTCGGCACCCGGATCTCCTCGGGCATCCGGTGTCGGACGAAGCGTAGACCGAACCCCGTCTCGAGCGCCTCCTCGATCCGCAGATCGTCAACCTCGCGCTCGGCCAAGACGAAGGTGCCGACTACGAGCCGGTAGCGGGATCGCTGCTCGAGCCGCAACAGCGTAAGCGCCAAGGCGAGCTCATCATAGCTTCCTTCCTCTTGCCGGCGCACCATGCAGGTGACGATCGGATCGCCGCCGCTCACCTCGAGCACCGCGCTCGTTCGCGGCGAAGTACGCCAGGGCCGGATCGGGTGTCGTGGTGCCGGCACGAGCTTCGCACCCCAGCAGCGGCGGCAGGTGTTCGTCAGATCCTCACCGAGTCGCCACCAAACGCTCTTGCCTGATCCTCCGCACTCGTCACAGCGAACCATGCGCTGAGTCTTGTCACCGCGTTGCTCTTCGGTTTCCACCCTGCTCTCGGTGTAGGCGTCGACGATCTCGACCCCGGTGCCTCGACATGACTCGCAGAACCGCTCGATGCCGCGGACACGAATACGCCCATCCTTGCAACCCGCCCTGGAGCAGAGCCGGGTCGTCGTCGGACCCTCGCCGGCCTTACTGCTGCGCTGGACAAGAGCTCCCGTCGAGGTCTTCGGCTGGTAGTCGAAGTCGCTCAGCGTCCG